CTGCGTTGCTAGGGTGGGAAATGAGTAAGCAATGCCACATCCAGAAACAAGTCTGGCGACACTAAGACCGGATCTCGCTTCGTTTTTCGAATTCGAACTTGAAGCCGAAGCGGCTGGTTATATTGCAGCAGAGGTTTTCCCTGTTGTCGATGTCGTATCTCAATCCGGAACGTATGGAATCATACCCTTGGAGCAGTTGCTTCAAGACCGCGATACTCTGCGTTCACCCGGCAGCGGTTATGCCCGAGGATCGTTCACGTTCCAAACAGCAACCTATGCCTGCGTGGAACACGGAGCCGAAGAACCCGTTGATGATCGGGAAGCAAAGATGTACGCCGAGTATTTCGATGCGGAAATGATTTCAACGGCAAGGGCTTTCGGAGCCGTACTCCGAAATGCTGAGCTACGGGTTGCGAATGCCGTATTCAACACGACTACGTGGACGGGTGCGGCATTAACAACTGCACCGACGAACGAATGGGACGATGCTACGAATGCGGTACCATTAACGGATGTCGAAGCCGCTACCCAACTGATTTACGATGGTTCGGGATTGTGGCCGAATGCTTTGATTATAAATCGCAAGGTGTTTCGCAACTTGCGAAATTGTGACCAGATCATTGCTCGCATCACGTCTTCGGGTGCTGGTGATCCAGCCAAAGCAAGTGATGTTACGACTGCAATGTTGGCACAAGCGTTTGACTTGGACCATATTATCGTGGCTGGCGGCAGTCGCAACAGTGCGATTGAAGGTCAGGCAGCTACGCCGGTTCAGATTTGGTCAGACGAATATGCAATGGTTTGTAAGATAGCCACTAGCGGTGACATGAAAGAACCTTGCATTGGTCGAACTTTCCATTGGAGCGATGATGGTTCTTCGCTTGGTGGAACGGTTGAAACATATCGCGACGAAAACATTCGTGGCGACGTAGTGCGAGTCAGGCATGATGTAGACGAGATCGTGCTTTATCCACAAGCCGGACACTTGTTGTCGAATATCACAACCTAAGGTTGAGAAAATGCCTTCGCAATTTCACAACCAGTTTCGTGACCTTGGTTTTCCCGGCTTGTTAGCAGAGTTCGGAGAACCGATTCGTTACTTCTTGGTTAAGGGTGGCGAACGATCTATTAATGCAATTGTAGATCGTTCCCCTCCTGCCACGTATGACGCCGCAGGGAATGTCGTACTCTTTGAGTTCGCTGTCAGGATATACAACCATCCGAAGATGGGAGTTTTGGCAAGCGAGGTCAATACTGGCGGAGATGAAGTTGAGTTGATTGACGAGCTTGGGAATAGTAAGCCCGTCCGTAAAAGTGTAATGATGCGACTTCGCGAAGACTCAGGCGTGATTGAATTGGCATGTAGATAATGGCAACGAGTATTTCAGAACAGATTTCAGCAAAGCTCCAAACGCGACTTGGTGTGATTGACACTGGTTCTGGTTACGAGACTACCACAGCGGGCGTGGTGCGACCGACTCGTCTGGGCGGCTTTCAGCCCAAAGACTATTTGATTGTTGTCACGCAAGGGGACATTGCTCGAAACGACGAACTTTCACATCCCGGCAATCCGCCAGCAGCGGCATGGGATATTCCGTTCATGGTGGCGGGGATATTACGAACGGACGAGACAACGACTACGGCTAGCGACACTTTGAAAAACCAGTTTTGGGCCGATTGCGTGAAAGCAATCAACACCGGAACTGATTGGTACCAATGGGACTCATTGGCAATCAATTCAACGATAACGGATGTCAAAGATTTCCAAGCGAGCGATGGTTCGGCGTCGGGATTCTTCTTGACTGTTTTGGTCACGTTCAGAACCGACGAGAACAATCCATATAACGTGAGGGCATAATGCCAGTCACTGTAGAGCTTGACGCAACAAAACTAATCGCCGCGATGAAAGTCGTAACAGACAATCTTACAAAGGACATGAATACGGCAGCGTGGAAAACAGCACGCAAAGGTGAATCATTGGTTGCGAAAGATGTGGTTGCAGAACTAAATGTTGCTCAAAAAACTGTCAAGTCGGCAGTCAAATCGTCACGAAAAAGTGCTGGCTATGGTGGTGCATCGGTATACCTGAATGTCAGCAACAAGATCCCATTGCATTTATTCAAGGGAACGCGAGTTAAAAAGGGGACGAAAAAGAGTCCCGGTGGTGTCACCTATAAAATTTCAAAGTCAAAAGGCAAACGATTCAGGCGAATAGCGTTTCCGATTGAGAAGTGGGGTAACAAGATTTACATCAGGGGCGGATTGTCAGCACCTCGGTATCCGATCTATGCAATGAAGGGTCCTTCCCCGTGGGGCTGGTTCGTCAAGAACAAGCGGTCGCCGGTGCTTGCGAAGCAATTGAAAGAAGAGCTAAAAAAACAAATCGAACAACGAATCATATTTTTGAAGAAGAAAACGGCAGGCACATTGTCGTGGCAAACGAAATAACCAAGGAGTGAGTCAATGCCAATTGTAAAACGAATGCGGGTTCTCGGAGCCTTGCAAGAAACGGTCGCTCTTGGAACGGCGGTTTCGATTGCAACTTCGAGTTGTAATTTCAACGCTTACGATATTGAAATCCAAGGAGCCATCGAATATCACGAACGCAGCAGTATCGTGGGATCCTTTTCTAATTTGTCTGGGGTCATTGGGAACCAGAGTGGAACGCTCAATTTCAAAACAGAATTGTTTGGTTCAGGCACGCCCGGCGTATCGCCGGGCTGGGCTACGACATTACTGCCAGCTTGTGGAATGATTGAAACCACAGGCACGTGGTCTCCAAGTTCATTGCCGCCGGTGATTGCGGCTACCACTGGTAACACGCAAACCTTAACGATGGCTGTTTACGAGAACGGATTGCGCAAGCAGCTTGTTGGTTGCATGGGCGATGTCAAATTGGCGTATGCAGTTGGCCAGCCGATTATGCTCGAATGGTCATTCCAAGGCGTATGGCAAGCGGTGACAACGACGGCGATGCTGACTCCATCTGCATTGCCGACTCGCAAGCCGATCAAATTCGCTACGGCGACGATGTCGATTGGTGGAACGGCACCGGCCTGCCTGGAAACCTTTGAGCTGTCGCTAGGTAATGAACTGATTATGCGTCAATGTGCAGCCAACTCGACAGGATATGAAACAGCATTGGTTACGGGTAGGCGTCCGGTGGGAACATGGAATCCAGAATCCACAACACCGGGAGTTGCTCCTGATGACTACGCGTTATGGCTGGCCGGAACAGAAGAAGTTTTGATTGTCGCTGTAACTGACGGCACGGATACGGTAACGATCAATGCTCCGAAAGCAATGCGAATGAATATCCAAGAAGGCGAACGAACCGGAATTCAAACTGATCAGATTGAGTTCGCCTTAAATTCAGCGACCGGCGACGACGAATTCACGATTGATTTCTAGGTGCCAGATGAAACACAAGTTACTGGTTACGATTCCCGATCCTACAACGATTGTAGAGCTGGACAGCGTTGTGCCGTCCGGCAATTTGTTCAAGGTGGGGGTGTGGCATGGCGTCTGGGGGTTTTGGTTTGACACTCAGGACGAATGCCAGTTGGCGAAGGCTAACCTTGCGTCAGCGTTTCCGCTTGCTACATTTGAGCCTACTGATCTTCCCGAACCAGAGGTAACAGATGAAGTTAGAACCGAATGTGAGGTACCCGATAATACTGGAATGCTTGACGCTGAATCCAAGCTGTGAGGAACCGACATTTTACGCCGACGCATTGTCGGCCAGACAATCAATCGCCAACGCAAACCAGATCAAAACATTTATCAGCGACGAACAGTGTTTCAATTTATTGAAAGAGTTAATTAAGGACTGGAAGAACGTAAGCGACAAGCCGTATGAACCTGACTTGTTGCTTGATGTGTTGACGACTCAGGAGGGTTGGGTGCTGTTAGGCAAGATCAACAACAATGATCATGTTTCGCCAGATGAAAAAAAAAGTACAGAGTAGCGGCATTACTTCGTAACGGAAAATTATGTCGAGCTTGCCGACGAGAGTGCAAAGACCTCGGAACCGAGGTTGAACCGATCATGTTGGAATGCCCGGCTTGTTTTGGATCAGGATGTAAAGCGTGCGACGAAGGAGAAGTCCGACTGATGGGATGTCCGAATGATTATTGTCGCGAGATTGTCCCGACGCTCGACCTGATTGACTTCTTTCATAACGGGAACATGCCAATAGCGGGCGGCGTGCTCGACCAGTCGTCATGGTTCTTATCTGCTGCCCGATTCCTCAAAGCCGAAGAAGATAGGATTGAGGCTGAGCATGGGTACTAAAGAAGCAGTCGAATTCAATATAAACGCCCAAGATCGTGCGTCGGCCAAAATCACCCAGATGATGGAAAGGATTGAGGCAGAAGTTGAGCGTGCAAAAGTAAAAAAACGGAAAATGGAGGAAGAAGAAAAGAAATTTCACGCAGCCAAGATTGAGCGTCTGCGTCAATTGGGTGCGCAAACCAAAGCATCGACCGAATTTGCTGGAACCTTCGCGGCACAGCTGGGTGGAACCGCTTTTGGTGAGTATGCAAGTGGAATAGCGATGGTCACGGAACGCATCTCGGCCTTTTCGGAAGTCGCGAAGGGTGGCGGCAAGGCGGCTTTGCTATTTAAGGCTGGCTTGCTGGCGATGGCTGGCGTGATGGCGTTCAACCTTGGCAAGAAATTAGCCCAATGGACAAGCGGTGCCGAAGCAGCGATTGCAACGATGAAAAGAGCAAACGAAGCGGCGGCTGCTGCTATTTCATCAAAGACCGAAGAACTCAACAAGGAGTTTGCCCAGAAACAAGAGTTGGCGGCGGCGATAGGTGGTGAAGCCGAACTGAAATGGCAAAAAGAAACGCGAGCCGTACTTGAAAAACAGATTGTTACAGTACAGC